TTTACAAATCTCCTTCCTTTCGATTTTCTGATTTGTGCACATCAAATTCTCCACCGGGGTATCTTGCTTTTAATTTTTCTACATTCATTTCGATAACTTCATCAAATGTAGTATCAAGTGCCATACATGCTTGAGCAAGATACCAACAGATGTCTCCAAGTTCCCTTTTCATATGAAACTTGTTCTCTTCAGTATATGGTTTGCCTTGTAGTATTATCTTCTTTACTACTTCAGTAAACTCACCAGACTCAGCAGCAAGACCAAGTGCAGCAGTTAATAAACGTGGAACGTCAGCACTGTCTGTACAATCTAATTGTGTGATACGTGAGAGTAAAGCTGTTAAATCTGTACTTGCAGGACTTGTTACTCCGGCAACAAAGTCTAGATATTTTTCTGTATCTACTGTCATTGTTCAATTTGATAAAGTTTACTTTTTTCTAACTCTTTTCTTATATCTCGATGTAATCTTTCTTGTGCTTGTTGTGGATTTAATTTATTAGCATTGGGTAATCCTTGTTGGCCTGGTAACTCTGCCTCATACTCCGCATTAACATCAATAATATGTGGTGGTAATGGTTTAGGAGCATCTATTCTTCTATAAGTAAAAGTTTCATTTTGATACTCTGCATGTAACTCCACAGTTCTGATTGCATATTCTTCATGACTACAATCACAATACTGCTGACCCTTCTCATCAAACACTCTATAAAAGGGATACATATGGTCTGATATGCGACGGTTAAAACTTAAATCCATCAAATGATTTTGTTGGTCTCTTCTCTTCAAAATTATACTCCTCATCTTGTCCACTGTCAACTATATCATCTTGTGCAGATTGTTCACAATCATATAGTCTCATCTTCGCACGATCAATACCAAGAACAAATCTTTTATTGATTGTTGGATCATGATATCTATTCTTTAATTGCTTAACCATGATCTGACTTAAACCCTCTAAGTCCTCTGTAGAAATAAGGGCAAACATAAGATCAGCAGTAGCAGGAAGTCCAAAAGATTCAGAGGTGTCAGTAAGGTCAACATCGCTGCTGCCATAACCAGAACGAGTAGTTTGAGTGGCCGAAATGATCGGAAGATTCGCTTCAACCGCAAGACCCCTAAGTTCTTCTGCGATTGCTTTGATGTATGAGTATGAGTTGACTGTGGAGTTCCCTCTATATCTTGATGATGCACAAATGTTTAAGTAATCTATGAATATTATATCAGGTCTAAAAGATTTTTTCAATGCCAGTTCTTGAAGCAATGCTTTGAAATGTCCTGAGTGTGCAGACGCAGTTGGATATTCTTTAATAATCAATGTACCTTGAGTTTTCTTTGCAAGGTCAGTTACCTTACCTTCAAACATATTTTTTGGAAGATCTATAATATCTTGAATATTAATGTTTAAAAGATTAGCATCAATTCGTTCAGCAATTTTCTCCTCAGCCATCTCAAGCGTGATGTATAGTACGTTCTTGCCTTGGAGTAACACACTGCTTGCGACATGACACATAAACAAAGATTTACCAACACCAGTGCCAGCGAGAGCAATATTGAGTGTTTTGTTTGGAATGCCACCCTTTGTAATTTTGTTAAAGTATTCGAGATCAAACTCGATCTTGTTTTCTTTCTTATGGTATAGTTCATATCTTTCTTCGTAATCTGTTAGATAGTCATGTCCTATATGATTATCGAAAGACACAGCCAGAGCATCAGAGAGAATAGAAGGAATAGCATCCCTTCCTTTGGAGTCATCTTTTCCATCTGCTAACTGTATGGATTCCATTAATGCTAAGTATATAGCACGATCACGACACCACTTTTCTGTAGTATCAACTAACCACATAAATTCAGACTTATCATCTTCAAAATAACTAATCAGTTTAGTTATCTCTTGATAGGTGCTATCATTAATATCACTTCTCTTTTCTATCTCAATACACAATATTTCTTTCGTAACAGGTTTATTATATTGTTCAACAAAATTAACCACCTCTTCAAATATAATTTTTTGATTTATATTCTCAAAATATTCTGATTTAATAAAAGGTACAACCTTTCTAAGAAACTCTTCGTTGAAAAGAAGATTGCGTAATATTGTGACTTCTATACTATCAAGATTCATTTCAATCATAAGGAATATCAAAAACAAAAGTTATCCTAGTTTCATCACCAAGATTCACTGCACCGTGTGGCATCTTATTATTAAACCAGAAAAGAGTTCCGGGGTCAACTATTATGGTATCTTCACCACAAAAATATTGATACTTACCTAAGATAGAGAGGTGATACCGATTTCTTGTATGGTAATAAACACCCTCGTCAATATGAGCACCCACATAACCATCAATAGGAAGAGAGAGGAAGCCACAACGATGTAAGGTTTTCCCTTTAAATTCTTTTCGTAAAATTTTCCTAATTTCTGTGTGGTGGTCATATGCAGGAGTCCTTATGTTTATTTGCGAATCACCAACAAAATCCTTTTCATTTTTTACACCACCCATGATAAGTTGAAGAGCACTAATTGGTAAATCATCAAACCCACGATCTAAGAGAGATTTAGAATCTTTAATATGTTTTTGATGATCCCAATCTTGAGGATTTTTCTTTAGTTGTTTTACTACTCTACTTACATTTATGTTTTTCTTAATAATTTCTATAGATTTCATTAAGAACCGTAACTAAACTCTTTTTGTGCTATCTCATCTAATGCTTGCATTACTTCTGGTGTGAAGTATTCATCTGGATTAGCAAGTATCTGTTTACCATATACTTTCTTACCATTGATTTCATATCTACCTGCAACATTCTTCCATATACCGCCTATCTCCCCAAGTTCTAAGAGACCATAGTATTTGTCAAGACCTCTTTCATCAAAATAAAGTCTGACTTGAACTTCTTTATTTTCTTTACTTAAACGCGACTTAGCAGTCTTAGCTTTGATAATGTTTCCAACGACTTCTTTACCATCCTTTTCTTTTTTACGTCCGAGATAGATGATTGTACTCGCTGCATACTTGAGTCCACTGCCTCCACCCATTTCTTTCGTTGGGACATAAGCTCCGATGACATCGTACGTATGGTTTGTGACAATAAGCGGGACATTTGCTTGACCTAATTTAAGTGTTAACATTCTAAACGCACCTTTCACAAGTTGAGATTTAGTCATGTCTCGAACTTGTTTATCGTCCAATGCATCTCTTATCTCTTTCTCAGTGGAAAGCATTCCTAAAGAGTCTAACACAAACATGCAGGGTTTGCGATCCTCTATGGGCATTTGCATATATTTATCAATTGCCTTTAATGCTTTTGTTCTAAACTCTTCAATGGTCACTACATTTATGACTACAAGACGATCTAAATCTATTCCACGACTTGCAAGTAGAGACTTATTGACAGCGGCTTCAGTATCAAAATATAAACAGTAACCATCAGGATTAGTATCAAGGAAGTTTTTGACGACTGCCAAAGAGAAAAAAGTTTTTCCAGTGCTAGATTCGCCAGCAATTGCAGTGATCTTGTTATTAGATACACCACCAAATATACTCCCTGATATAAGTCCGTTAAAAATGTACGAACCTGTGTCAATGAAGACTTCAGTTTCATCAATATCGGATGCGAGTTGGGTAAAGTCATCTCCTATCTCTTTTACAATATCTTTTAAAAAATCCATTATGCAAAAAATAATTCTAAGTTTACAGTCTTCTCAACACTCCACCCAATCGAATCAAGAATAATTTTGAGTGGTTCTAAGAATGCTTTTTCAAATTGTAGATCATAATCTATGTATTTGTCAAGCTTGAGTTCTCTTGGAAAGTCTTGAATAAATGAAATAATATTCTCATGAATAATATTTGGTTTTTTCAAATAGCAGAATTTAATCTTCTCACCATTTTGAATATATGAATACTTATTATCCAACTTATTCTTTTTAATATAATGATTGAATAATAATGCACCACGAATATGTATTGGTGTTCCCTTTGCATATATTGTAGACGATGCTTTATACTTTACAACATCAGATGCGGAACGTGGAAATGATATATCCTCTGGTGGCAAAGTTTTAAATTCTTTACGAGCATTGTCAATAAATTCAATTACATCTTCTTCAGTTCCATTCATCATTAATTTAAGTGCATCTTTAATCATTTTACGACAAGGTGCAGGTGTTGATGATTTGACTGCTTCGATACCCATCATCTTCAGTTTGGGTTCTTCATATCTTACACCTTCACTATCCCATACATTTAGAATATATCTTTTCTTTGCTGTCCAGATGCCACGGTCTGCGATATTCTCTCGCTTCATGAACATCTTTTGATCGTAAGCATTTACGTACGAGGCCAACGCTTCATAAGAACTCTCAATATACTTTTCAAATTCCACTTCACAGATCTTATTAAGGAACGAAACAATGCTTTCATTAGTTTTCTCTCTGCCCTTGTATATGATCTCCACCAAAGGGCCAAGATTAAGATAGATAGAATCAGTATCACTGGCAATAACATAGTCTTCACCCTCCGTTTTAAGTATTTTGTTTAGATAGTCATTCATTTTGTTTTCTATCCAACGGATAGAAACCTGACCAGATAGTGTAATAGCTTCTGCGTTGGCAAGTTTGTAGTACCTAAAATACTGGTTACCGATAGCACCATAAGCAGAGTTAAGAGAGATCTTCTTAGCCATTTGGATATTGTTGCACCGGGCAATTTCTTTTTCCAATTCTTTAGTAGGAGTTTTTTCATATGCTTTCTTTGCTTGAATCATTTTCTTCTTGAAGACCACACGATCCCCATACATCTTATCCATGAGTTCTGGTAAGAATCCACGAACATCTTTTCGATACATTGCACCATTGGCACAAACAGCATTATCTTTATGCAACTCGAAATTTATTTCTTCTCCAAGAATTTTATCAACAGTTGC